CTTAAGGGATTCCGTCCAGTGCTTAAGTGCGCACACCCCCTTGGCTTTTACCGCCAGGGGGCCCTTCCATATTTCTCCAGGATTGAAATGGTGATTTTAGACCCATACAAAGTAGGTGACCTGACTTCAAAATCGGGTACCTCTTTGAGTGTCAATGCTCCTTTTCAGTACCGCGGTACTTCTAGCGGCGCTGTTCAAAATGGAGTGTTGAAAATTACAGGCAACTCATTCAACCTTGGGACTATGTCCCATCGTCGTCTGGAGTCTGGGCGTTGGTCAGGGGGAGGTCCGTTCCGCTTAACAAAGCAGACGGACATGCATTCCCCTTGTGCCTACCGCACGAACTTTGGCTCGGGAAACTTTCGTTTCTTAGGCCAAGTCTACCTGGGGTCTATTGGGAGTTCTACGCCTGCTCCGCCCGATCTGCTTTCAGATCATGATGCAGATGTTTTCGGGACGGATTCTTTAGGCAAAGTTACTCCTAACAATCCAGCGTTTGATGGCGCAACCTTTCTAGGGGAGACTCTTCAAGACATCCCCGCACTAGTAGGTTCTTCCATTTATCGGGATAGGGCTCTAGCCTGCAGAAATGCAGGGGACGAGTACCTGAATGTTGAATTCGGGTGGCTCCCTATGATTTCCGATTTTCGGAAGTTTGGCCATGCCGTGATAAATTCTGAGAAGATTCTATCTCAGTATATCAAGGGCTCGGATACTTCTATCCACAGACGCTTAGCGGTTCCCGGTGCGCCGTCGATTATCACTGGTAGTGGCGAATCTTATGCCATTGTACCTAGTGAGGCGGCGCTTGGGAACACGACAAATACCACCTACACCCATCAAACCTCAGAAGTTAAGTGGTTTGAGGGGTCCTTTAGATATCACTTGCCCGCCGGTGACACGACGGTTGGCAACATCCGAAGGTTCTCCTCTCTAGCTCAAAAGCTAGTTGGGTGGAAGGTGACTCCAGAAGTTCTCTGGAATGTCTCGCCATGGAGTTGGGCTGCTGATTGGTTCGGCAATGTCGGTTCGGTTATGACTAACGTCTCCGACTTGGGATCAGATGGCCTGGTGATGGAATACGGATATGTGATGTGTCACAGATTAAATGACACGTATCTCACTGCCGTAGATAGTGATGCCTCTGGCAAAACTATCGCAGTTCAACGCAATATTAAACGTGAGTCTAAGATGCGAAGAGCTGCAACACCATATGGATTCGGATTCGATTTGCACGGCCTTTCGGCCAAACAGACCGCAATCCTCGTCGCTTTGGGCTTGTCCCGAACGTGACAGATAGGGCAACAACTGGGTTACCATTCTGGTAGCTCGGTCCATCTGCGCAGAATTTCTCTGCGTAACATCCTGAAAGAGCAATGCCGTGGCCTTTGCAGACCCTCAGTCAGTCACAATCAACGCTGTAGCTCAGACGCTTCCGCGTGTGAGCTCCGACCATTCGGCCGGGACTTTCCGGAAGGACGACGGAAACGTCGTTCTGTCGGTCAGCCACCAGCAGGGCAAGCGACTTAGGTCGCTTATCCGCGTTGATTTCTCGAAGATCGCTGCTGATCCCCTCATTTCGTCAACGAACATCAAGTACTCGATGTCCGTGTCGATGGTCGTGGATCGCCCTATCACCGGATTTACGGTGGTGGAGCAGAAGCAGATCGTGGACGCCTTGACGGCGTACCTCACCGCATCTTCGGGAGCCCGTGCAACCCAGCTTTTGGGGTTGGAAAACTAGGCGGGTGGAAACATCTCCGTCCTAGAATTCGTAGAGTGGAGCCGGCGGAAGAAGGACATTACGTCCTTTTCCGCTGGCTTCGTTTTGTATACTCTACCACATAACCTGGCATGTCTGCACAACACGGCTAAGGATGCATTACCTCTGTTAGGAGGAGCGCATGAAAAGCCTAATGTTGTTCTGGAAGGAGGTCCTCGAAGAACTGGGGACCTGGTGTGACACTAGCACCACTCGCGACTTTAAAACAGCTGCGAGTCGATTCGAACATGAGGGGTGGTCCTTTTTCGGGATTACCCTACCTTCCTTTGCCGCGGACCTCGAAAAAGGTCTTGAGCTCGGGTCGGTCGATCACGACCTCTTTAAGAGTTTCTCTTTTAGAGGCGGTCTCCCTCGATTTCTCGGAGGTTTCCTTGATCGTGTGTTCGATCGTGGTACTGGTCGATTGCTCGATGAACCAGACGTGGATTCCATCTATGCCATCCGACAGCTTACGCTGATGTTTGGCAAGATCCTGATTGATTGCTCATTAGAGCGTCAGTTGGGCGCCATATCAAAATTCATCGAGTGTGAGAGGGAAGTACGTGAAGCAGAACAAAGTACATCGGCATCGGCTTACGCCGAGTTCGCCGATATGTCTGCGACGCTTTGGTCGAACGTATTGGCTAAGTTGGACGAAGATGTCTGGCAAAGCCAAGAAAAACAAACGATCGTCCCAAAGCACGGTCCGGGCTCTACCGCTGAACGGATTCTGGGAAACCAGAAATATGTTCAAGTGGAATGGCCAACTCGTCTGGAAGCGCTATTCCCTTATCTGGGAAATGCGACTCCCAACGAAAGGTATTCGTACCTTTTGGATCGTGTTACTTTCCTCGAACCTGGTGACGAACGGCCTGTTAGGGTCGTTCTTGTACCTAAAACGCTAAAAACACCTCGAGTCATCGCCATCGAACCTGTTGCAATGATGTATCTGCAGCAGGGCGTTGCCGAGAAACTCGTTGAATACCTCGAGACGGATTCTTTCGTCAAGGGTATGATCGGCTTTACCTCACAAGAGCCTAACCAGCTCCTGGCTAAAGAGGGATCCCTTACGGGAGAACTCGCGACACTAGATCTTAGTGAAGCGTCCGATCGTGTTTCTAATCAACTTGTACGCGTGATGACGCACCGATTTCCTTGGGTTTCCGAGGCATTGGATGCTACTCGTTCACGTAGAGCTGATGTGCCTGGTGTTGGCGTAATACGCCTAGCCAAGTTCGCGTCTATGGGTTCAGCGCTCTGTTTCCCGGTTGAAGCGATGGTCTTTTTGACTATTGTGATGCTTGGGATTCAGGATACGCTCAATCGCCGGATCGCCATGAGCGACTTACGTCGTTTTCATGGTAAAGTGCGAGTCTACGGGGATGATATTATTGTTCCCGCGGACTGTGTCGATGCTGTTATTACGCGGCTCGAAGCTTTTGGGCTGAGAGTCAACAGTAACAAGAGTTTCTGGAACGGGAAGTTCCGAGAGTCTTGTGGTAAGGATTACTACGCCGGCTCGGATGTTTCAGTAGTCCGAGTTCGGCGAAAGTTCCCAACCAAACAGCATGACGTTGAAGAGGTGGTGTCTTTAGTCTCCCTTAGAAACCAGCTGTACTTTGCTGGTCTTTGGAAGTCTTGTAGATACCTCGACGACATTATTGGGACTCATCTATCCCATTTTCCTATTGTCGAAGAGGCTTCACCTGCATTAGGGCGTCACTCAGTATCTTTCGGCTATCAAGCCGAGAAGCTTTGTGACAATCTGCATGTGCCTTTGGTTAAGGCATATGTGACTAAATCCCAAGCTCCGGTTTCCATAACCGATGGCGAGGGTGCCCTTCTGAAGTGGTTTATTAAACGCGGCACTGAGCCATTTGCCGACATAAACCATCTTGAACGTCAAGGACGTCCTGAGAAAGTCTACATCAAACTCAGGTGGACTCTACCCTATTAGGGGTCTGGGCAGTGGTGACACTGCCTAGGTTAGCATTGATGCGCTAACAGAGAGCGGTCGTGTGAACGACCGAATAGGGGCGACGTGTCCCTTCC